ACCAGTAGCACCGGCACCAGTAGCACCGGCACCAGTACCAGAACAGATACTAGTAGCCCCTGTAACCGTACCTGTATCAGCATCTGAGCCAGCTGAACGACTTCCTAAAATCGTATATCCTGGAAATAGCTGGAGTAACACACCGGCTACAAATCAAACACAGTCTTTAACAAGCAACCCAGAGATTACATTCTTTAAGAAGGAAGAGCCATTACCAGAAGTACAAGTTACGGAGGTACCAGTCGTGAAAGCACCAGAGTTACCAGTAACAGAAGTACCAGTCACGGAAACACCAGTCACAGAAGTATCACTCACGGAAACACCAGTTACGGAAGCACAAGAGCTAACAAAGGTATTAGAGACACCGGTTACGGAAACTCAAGAGCCCCCAAAGGTAACACTTGAAGTGAATGCCCATGAGCTTGAAGAGATTCGTGCTATCCTTGCTGAGAGACAAAAGGATTGCGAAGTTAAATCAATAAAAGATTAGCGTTATAATCTTTAATAATTTTTCCTTAAAAACAATAAATGGTATCTAATATAATTTATTGCTTTTGGACAGGTTCTAATGAAATGTCCGATGCTAGAAAACAGTCCTTAGAACAACTAAAACAGGTATCAGATATGAATGTTATTTTAGTTACAAAAGATAACCTTCACACGTATATATTACCTGACCACCCTCTTCATGAAGCCTACAAATATCTATCTGAAACCCATAAATCCGATTTTCTGCGAATCTATTTTATGAACTTTTATGGCGGAGGATATAGTGATATTAAACGCGCCACCGGATCGTGGAAACCCGCTTACGAAGAATTTGTAAAAAGCGACCGTTGGATATGTGGATATAAGGAGATTGGACCAGGCGGCGTGATGTGCCAATCCTATAAAGACTATTGGCAGGAACTTATTGGAACCGGCTGCTTTATTTGTAGACCAAACACCCCATTCACAAATAATTGGTACAGCGAAGTTCTTAAAATTTTAGATAGAAAATTGGATGGTCTCAAAACTAATCCTGCTACTTTTCCGCAAGATTGTAATGATTATGGTTCAGGTTATCCCTCAACGTCAGGATATCCACTTGGATGGACCGAGCTTTTAGGACAAGTGTTTCATAGAGTTATTTTTGATTACCGAGACCGTATACTTCAAACTCTCCCCATATGTGATTTAACGTGGGGATATCGATGAGGTCTAAAGTATTTTTTTCTATAATCTATAATGAGTAGTTGCGTGTTTACGAATGATAATAATGTGGAAATTAAATTAATTGAACACCATTTATCTCCAGAATTATCGTATAGAGACCATCACGAAGTTTTATTCAGACGAATAAATACATATTTAATTAATAATAATATTATACAACGTAATATAATAGATTTGGGTGCGTGGATAGGAGATAACAGCATTCCTTGGTCTAAAAATATAAAGGGAACTGTTTATGCTATAGACCCATCATCTGAAAATTGTGATTTTATAAAGAAGATATGTGAGCATAATAATATCACAAATCTTAAGATTATAGAAAAGGCAATTAGTGATAAGAATGAACTATTATCCACCAATGATGACATGACCCATTGTTCGTTTGTTTACGGAAACTGTGGCGTTGACGGCAAACATAAAATGAATGCGGTTTCGTTAGATTACTTATACGAGATAAAAGAGATAGAAAATATTGGATATATACATCTTGACGTGGAAGGTATGGAATATAGAATTGTACAGGGTGCCGATAAGTTAATTGATAAGGATAGACCTATAATTACGTTTGAGCAACATTTGGAGCTTGATGATTACAATATAATTTTAACACATTTGAATAATAAAAATTATACGGTGTTTTTGATAGACGAAGTATTACTATATTGTAGACCAGATTGTAGAAATTCTATAGCATTTCCAAATGAACTATTTGATAAGACGATTGTAAACCGAATTCATGAATATATAGGACGAGATATACTGATACAAAAATAGTCACTATAAGTAAGGATGGACACCCGCTTCTGGGGACCGAGTGGCTGGAGGCTACTACACCTTATCTCGTTTGCGGCGCCGACCCTCAATAAACAGCACTTTAGAACGTTTTTTGAGACCCTGCCGTATGTTTTACCGTGTAAGTTCTGCCGTGCGTCACTGACAGAGTATTACGCAAGTGATCCCATTCCAACAAATCCTAAGGATGCCCCAGAATGGCTGTACCGTATTCATAACCGCGTAAACGGCAAACTCCGTGAGCAGAAACTGATTACTGGTAAAGATCCAACGTGGCATAACGTCAAACAGCGATACGAAAAGTGGATGCGCCAATCGTGTACACAGCAGACAATGATAGGATGGGACTTCCTCTATTCGGTTGCCTATACGACGCCCTGTAAGGATGTAACAAGTACACCGATACCAGGGGCGCCACCGCATCCAGCAACTCCCGAACTTAAAAACCGTTGGAATACGATGACAATCGCTGAGCGAATACCAAAACTTAAATTATGGTGGGGCGCCCTTCCCTACGTTCTTCCTTTTCCCGTTTGGCAAAAGGCGTGGCAGAAAGCCGTTCCTCACGTTCCTCAACTAACTTGTGGTAGAAAAACCGTCACTGAGTGGTTATACAAAGCCGAAAAAACAATGTGCCAAGAGCTCAAAGAGAATATTCCCCACGATTCTTTTGACGGGCTCTGTAACGAGTTAAATACCTTTGCTAGCGGATGCGGTAAAATCAAGACGCATAAGGTGAAGACGTGCCGAGCTAAAAAGACGCTCAAACGCCGTTCTTTGGACCGCACCAGAACTCGTAAATACGTGGCAACCGGCGGATTCTTATAATTCTTTCCGAACCACACGACCACGATGTGCCCAACAGCGCATTGTAGTTTGAATCGTCACCGCCTTGTCACAAGCCTTACCGTCCGTATGTTTATAAGTACACTTATACACATAAGTACAATTAACACGTTTCTTCTTGTTTGTCATCCAGGCAGCTGAGGCATCATCAAAGAACTTAGCATCAAATTCATTATTACCAGTTGACATTTTTACACATCATATAATCAAACCACTATAGGTTCAATTTTCAACCGCAAATTCTGCTAGACGCTTCGTAACACTATCAGGGAAAACAAGCCCCGGAAATTTTGCGACTAGGACCGCGCAAGGAATATATCGGCGACGTTCATCTTCCGATATACCAAGAGCGGACCAACGTGCTTCCAACGTCATTGCACGGCTCCAATCCTCTGCCGACCAGGTTTCGTCACCATCGGGTTTTACAAGATACTGCGTCAAGGATCCTCCACGAGAAAGCATTTTCTATTCCTTATGTAAAGAATGGCTTTCTCCTTTAAACTTTCGGTTCTCTCTGTTGTACTAGTGGCAGTTGGTGTTGGTCTCATTGTTCTATGGGCGCGTAGCAAACCCTGTCGCGAGGGCTTTGAGGACGTTGTAGAGGGCGCCTCTGAGAATCCTTGGAAGTTCAATATGTACTATGTGGATTGGTGCCCTCACTGCCACCACGCCAAGCCTGAGTTTGAGAAGCTCGGATCTACCATGACCATCGGCGGTCAGAAAGTTGCCTGTAATGCGATTGAGGCGGAGAAGAACCCCGAGGCGGTTCAGGGTCTGAAGATTTCGGGTTACCCAACGTTTTTACTGTATGATGCTGAGGGCAATCTGGTGAAGGATTACAGCGGTCCTCGTAAGACGGCGGGATTCCGCTCTTTCCTGGAGGATACCGTGAATATGAATGCCGTGCGCTCTTCCCAGTAAAGCACAGAAGCCATTCTTTAGCGGCGTTGGCACCAATAGAGGTTAACATATCAAAATCTTCGGGTTTAAGGCGCATAAACCACGCAGGAAATGGTAAATGGGGAAACCATATAATATTTTTAGGATATTTATTCTTCAAATACTTGATTTTCTTTGGTCCTTCAAAATGGATCATAGAAAATACATATTCGGCAACGGTTGCTGGCGTTTTCACTGCGCCGTGATCAAAGGTGAACCCTAGTGATTCGTACCGGTCTAAATCATTTGGCAAAAGCCCCCAAGGAAAATTCGCACCCACTGCACCGTCAACCCATATATGACCTGTTTCCTTATGGATGTAAGGACGGAAAAAGATAGGAAGACTCATACTTGCACGAATGGCGTCTACAACACGTAAAGTGGGATGGGTTTTTGCTGAACATAGGATAATTTCGTGGGTGCTGAGATTTGCAATGACCGTTGTAAGACTCGGTATATCGGACATTAGGTATGCTGATGCTCCAGGTTTTACAAGTTCTAATATACGTTCAATCTCTTGAACAAGTGATTCGCCACTATCCAATCCCCACGATTTGTTGATATTTAATAGATTATTAATATCAATATCACGGAATTTTATGTAATCGGTGGCATACATAAATTCACGAACACCGGCAACCGAATCGGCAAGTGCCATAATAGTAGCTAAAAAGGCACCGGCAGAGGTCCCCCAATATTCTTCGACGCGCTCAAGCACCCCTTCTGCTTCTAATACAAGTAAGGCTTCAACAAAGACCAGACAGCGTGTGCCACCACCGGTAAAGACTAGACGGCGAGGAAGCATCTACCGGCACTGGCGGAATGAAATTCAAATTAATTACGCATATAACATCAAGATGTCGTCGTCGTTGGTGCCACCAATGCTTGTGCCGTCTTCCTTATATACGGAGGAAGCCAAGCGGGATAGTACACGAATACGTATTTACAATATGGTTTTACAGCAGATTTATAATAAGGTAAAAGCGGTGGCGCGTGTTCCCGGTAACGAGAAATCATTATGGTATTTAGTACCTGAGTTTATTCCAGGAACTCCGCGATTTGATATCGGTGATGCTATTTTATATATTGTTTGGAATCTACGGAATATAGGTTATACCGTGGAATACACACATCCGAATTTATTGTTTGTAAGCTGGAGGGCTCACGATGAAGTATATCGTAAACACGAAAGTCCATTGAGTCAGGTTTTGAATGCTGTAAGAGGTGTTGCTACGAGTTATAAGATTCCTACACCTAAGCCTATATTGCCTACAGCATCAGCTCCTATGCCTGATATTGTAAAGCGTAAAACACCGTTGAAGAAGACGGTGGAATTTAAGCCGGAAACGGACACCATTCCCTCTGTTACACCTATACCGCCTATTACACGGTCTTTAGTGATGTCGGCTACAGCGGGTGCGGGGGCAGGTATACCACGTTTACCGGGACAGTTGTCGGAGCGGCATGTATCGTTTGTATAAGTTACCACCTCCGGCAGCGGCAATAATCATAGACGCCTGGGTACCTTGCTTGACAAGAATGTCCAGAATCAAGATTAAGAAAATGCCACCGAGGACAAAGAGTAGTATTTCAAGCAGATTGGATTCAGATTTTGTGACTTCCATTTGCTCCAGTTTATTGAACATCTTGTCTAATTTGCGTTGAAGGTCGTCAAGACGGCTTTCGGCGGCAACTTCGGCACCTTTCAAATCGGCTTGTGTCTTTTCGTTCTTACCAATCTTCTGCCATAGCGTGGATTGACCGTCAAGCCAAGGTGATGGAATCAGAGGCGCTTCGTTCTCACGGTTAGGCATACGGTTCTTAATCCAATCGGGGGTGGAAGTATCATTAAAGACGGTTGCCCAGTCGGGCTCAAGATTGTATACGTTTTTATCATGAACATCTTCGGCGGGATGTGGGAAGTAGTCGGCGGTTTCAAAGGCGTTGAGAATATTCGATTCGCTACCGTTTTTAGTGTTGCTGGTCGGCGCACCACCGAGTAGTTCTCCTGGAGGTAGGGGGCGGTGAGCGGGACGGTCAGGCTCAATTACCTGCGGCTCAGGAGGCGGTAAAACAGCACGGCGTTTCTTACGTCGCTTCTTGTCAGAATCTAAAGCAAATAATGATGCGGAACTGTTAGCGGGTCCCTGATCTTCATTCCGGGACGTGTCCGTAAAGGAAGTGAAAGCTTCTTCTAATGAGCACATCTGCTCTCCCTAATGTGGTGGGGGCTATTTTTTGTTCCTTTCCGTCTGCGTCCTGGCGGGACTACATAAAGTTCCTATTCCAAGATAAGGATGCGCGCGTCTCAATTAATATCAATCGGTCTGTTCACGGCAGCAGTTGTGCTTACGATTTATGCGTGGATGGACCGAGTACGGTACTCAAATCGCTATTTTAAACCGGTAGAAGCATTTGATAATCCTACCAACCCATTGGTTACCGATATTCCTACAAATTCGATTACAGTGAGTCAACCGGCAAATCCGACGGACGCCGATGCGATTGCGGCACATAAAACGTTGTTAACGTATACGAATCAAAATGTGGCAAAAGGCTTACGATTTATGAAGTCTATTGGAAAAGACTTCTTTGTCCAGCCTGTAACTCTAAGAACGGATATTGATCCGTCATCTTTAGTGAATAACTATGTGAGCCCATTACAAATAGTATGAATCCGCCACCAGGTCCCGGTTCTCATCCTTTGGGTCCTATTTGGCACCCCCCTATTGCCAGCAAGTGGATAGCTGTTATTATTGTTGTTTTCTTGGGGGCTGTAGCAAATCGTATTCCCCACCAGCTCCGTTTTTACATCATTCAGCCGGTAGGATTCTTCCTAATTGCCCTTTCGGCAATGGTATGTTATTGGATGGGATTCTACGCTGGAACGTTTGCCCTTTTCTTCTTCCTACTGTCTATATGGTCGGCAGAGGCACGTAGCCCTGAGGGTTTCTTGAACGCTTCAAATACTGTGGATTGGGTTACCAACTCCAAGAAGTGGTTTGTAGAAAAGGTACTCAAGGAACAACCATTAGCAATTCAGGAGAAGGATGTAAGTACCTCCGCGATTTCAGATTAAACCAAACACTTAGTAAGAAGATTCCCGGATGGATTACGGTACTATTGTAGCAATAGCTCTTACCGTATTCCTATTATACTTCTCTCTTGATTTTAATAAGGGATACTGCTCTGGATTCAACGATGCGGCACTTCACCCCGCGGCACGGTTTTTTGCGGGATTAGCCCTTGCATATATAGCAGAAAAGCACCAGCTCTTAGCATCAGTACTACTTGTTGTTATATTTTTTTGGATTGCCGACGTCAGTCTACTATCGGCATTCCCTTTGTAAAGCGCAATAATGGGGGCTCCCGAATAAAATGCCACACCACGATAAGGATAGGATATGCCTAGACGTGCTAAGAAAGTCGCCGGTAGTTGGATGACTCCGGTAAGTTCGTGTTTTACGGGGCAACCAGGTCCGCATCCACCACCAGCTCCCGCCTTGCCAACAACGTCCGTAAATCCGTATCTGCCTCCACCGGCAACAGGTGGTAGTTGTTTTACGGGGCAACCAGGTCCGCATCCACCATCAGCTCCCGCCTTGCCAACAACGTCAGTAAACCCCTATTTGCCCCCGCCAACAATGGGCGGTATGGCGCCCCTAAATATTCCTTCGCAAACGCCATCGCCACCGTCGCAACCTATAAATATACCACCGACTCTTTCGCCTCATCCAAGTCCAAATAATAATACAACCCAAGCGTTTCAGGGTATTGGTGGTGTATTAGATCCGTTATCACAGGCTATTATGTTTGTGAATACAAATCCGTATATTATTGGTTGCTTTATGTTAGTTCTCAACTTAGGAGGTCGGTTTCTTTCGCTAGAGCTAACAAAGAAGCAGGAGGAGTTTTTAGCGGCACCTTGGATGCGCCCAGCTCTTTTCTTTACAGTTATCTTTATCGCAACTCGTAATTTGGCGGCGGCGTTCTGGGTCTCCCTTTTATTCTTTTCTATTGTTTGGGTCATTGCAAATGAACACAGTCCGTACTGTCTCATTCCGTCGTGGTGCGGACACGATATTCAAAAGGAGAAGAAGACGTATGAAGAGAACGCAAAGAAGTTTTTTACACTCAGTCACGCATCAGCGCCAAACCAGAAGCCGAAGCCAAACCCCAAGCCCCCGCTTCCAGAGACGGAGGAGCAGGAGTAAGAAATTCAATAGTTTCAATAATATTGAACAAATTGAAGAATTGTTTATACGTTGAGCGTCAGTTCGCTACCCGTTGGCTGAGTCGCCGTTGTCTTACGAGAGCGACGATTGAGTCCGGCGCGACGCATTGTCTCCGTCGTGTAGGCGCTACCGATAGAGTTGGTCTCCTCCGCATCACGGCGTCCACCCGCATTTAACTGCTGAAGAATATCGTCAACGCCGGTGGGACCGCGCATTTCACGACGTGCCGTCTGCGACTGGGGCGGTCCGGCGGTGGGAATGGACGGCATTGCGGCGCCGAGACCAGGCATCATACCACCCATCATACCCATAAAGCCCCCGCTCTGAACACCCTCAGGCTCCCGCATTTCAGGCTCCTCCATCGGCGGGGCAGATTGGCGCATTGGCGACTGCTGCGACTGTTGCGACGGTGGCGGTCCCTGCGCCCCGCCACCACGTCCGCCGTTCATACCGAGCGAGACAAAGTTGGCGAAGCCAGGTCCGACCGACTCCGTTGCGGCGGCACGGGCGAACTCACGCGCCAGATTGGGGTTGTTGCGCAGGATATCGTCCATACCAGGCATACGAGACTTGAACATTGTGTTGGTGACGTGGCACATACCGGCGGACAACCCGAGTGACAAAATAAGGCGGACCTCAGGCGCCACCTTGCTCTTATCCTTGTACTTGTCGTACAGCTCCTCGAAAATCTCATCGTAGTCCTCAATGTTTTCGTTCACCTGCTCGGACCAGCCGTCTAGATGGAGTCCAAGCGGGTCGTAGCGGCTGTTGAGGAACTCCATACCGCTGGTGACCGTTGTAAGCATTGAGCGCTGGAAGCGTAGCGACGCCTCAAGTCCCTTGGAGTCTTTACGACGCGCTACCTCAGAGTTAATCTCCTCCAGCGTATTGCTCATAGACATCTTCGTACCGCTAATACCCTTGCGGTCCATGCGCTCCAGAATGGTCAAACCTTCAGACTTCTTCCCTGCTTCTTGTTCGGGGGTCAGGTATACAGCAGGTGTTGCGGCAATGGCGGGTGCCTCGGCGCTACCACCGCTACCGCTAAACCAGCTACGGAAACCGGCGGCGGCAGGGGCGGCAGCGGCGGCGTTGGCGGCACCATTTGTAGCCGTAGCACCGCCCAAACCAGGAATGCTGGAGAACCACGACTTTGCAGCCGGTGTGGCGGTGGCAGTTGTGGTCGTACTGGAAGTAGCAACAGCGGGTGCCGATGATACAGTGGGAGCCGATGGTGCAGAGCTCCCAAGACGGAATGGCTCAGCGCCTCCGCTGCCACCACCGATGGGAGCCGAGGGACCCGTCTCGCGCATAATACGAATATTGTCGCCACCACCTGACGGCTTCACATCAAAGGTCACATTTGTATCATCAAGGCTGACAAATTCAATATCATCTACTGCCTTTATTTCGGCTGCCGGAGATGCCGGACGTCCAATAGAACCCGCAATCTTGCGCTGATTGCCGAGGAGATTGAGGTCAAAGTCGTTCTGGTTCACATCCAGCGAACGACCCAAATCCTGGCTGGCTGAGATTTCGGGGAATGAACCTCCATCAGATATGCGGATTGTAGGACCGCTCATAGTTTCCTTCTTTTACCTCCTTTGTCTTCGTTTTAGATTCCCAAACGCAAATGGCAAAACATATTCAATTATAAATTGAACATGCTATGAATTATACATCTATTTACGTTTGTTTTTATGTGTTTTACGATGGTGTCTGCTAGTCTTCCTAGTAGATTTCTTGTTAAGAGGGTGTGTATATTGACGAGATGGTGGTGGTGGTGGTGTTGTTGTTGAAACATTGAATGGATTAAGTTTGCTTTTGACTATTGATGCATTTTCAGGAGAAAGGGTGCGGAATACTGACAGCCACTTATGTGCTAAAGTCATATTAACAGAAGAGTTGTCTTCGACAATCTTTGACCCATATGGCACGACAGGTGCTGGTGGCGGCGATAGTCCAATCTCACTTGCAATAAACTTTATCTCCTTACCAGATAGTTTATCAAATATAACATATAATTTATGAGCCATTGAGTCAGCATTATAATCCATTGTGTCAGCGTTTGTTTTTAGTTTATCTAATAAACGTGATAATTGTTTAGCCATTAAGTTTTTGTTAATGCTCATTTATTTATTCATAATAAAATTACTGCCGATAAGCCATCAAAAAAGCGTCCGCCAAATCGGACTTTTTAGTCCGACCAGCAAAGTACTTAGCCCATACAGAAGCCTTTTCCCCACCCTTTGCCAAAATCGCAGTCACATCGGCTTCTGCGCCGTCTTTACGTGCCTTATACTCTCCTGAAGCTCCGCTAATATCGGTGTAATCTACGGTGCGCGACTTGACACCGGCGTGGACAAAGTCAATGTTACCGGTCCAAAAATATTCTGTTTCTAACCGATGTGCCAGTAATGTATACAGCATAATTTGTACTGATTTCATAGTAGGATTTTTCATTACCGGCTGATTTTCCAGCCGAATCAATTCAGCCCGTGCCATTGATGAAAGTACAGATGTTAGCCAGGTATCCATGGCTTTACGAATGGTATCTAAACCAACTGACATTGTCTTTACCGCTTTCCAGGGAACTAAGTACATCTTCTGCGCCCATGCCACCAGTTCGGGCTTTTTCATTTTCTTGGTATCCACACCACGACCAGTAGCCAACGCTTTGAGCTCTTTCGCTCCCATATCACACGGTAAACAAGGTAGCGACGGCTTTGCCGTAGCCGATTTCTTGACACGAACACCGGTAGCACACGCCTTACACCATTTTGTCCCATCCCCTACGCAAATCCACTTTGCCCCGCCACCGCAGCCGACGCACGATTTGGCAGTCTGGGCAGTTTCACCGCCCTCAAGCAAATCTACGTTATCCCAGGCGGCAATAGACCATTCGCCAGAAATCCCGTGCTCTATTACACAATAAGCCAGATTGCGGATACCCATATCAAATCCTACGTATACAGGCATTTCAATATGTCTCTATTATAATAAAGATTTAGACCGCATGTACGGAAAACAAACCCCGAAAAGTTGTCGCTAATCTTTAGGGATCCAATGGATAAACTACGTACGGATATTAAACTATTAATACCCGTATGTTCTGAAGCAAGTGCCAAGGCACACGCCATTGCAATAGCAACGGCTAAAAAGTATCCTGGCAATTTTCATCAAATATATTTAACTGTTTATAATCAAGAATTCATCATAATATATAAATCCTTGCTTAAACAGTTCGGATAAACTCCCAGCCCATGTCTTCGCAAATCTTCTGCCAAATCTTATCTTGCATATACAACTTCTCACGGCTCTTGAGCAATGGAAAGCACGGTAAATAATCATCCAGTTCCAAAAGTTCGCAAAACTTATAAAGTACAAAGGAATACGATAAGAAGTTGGAGCGCTTCTTAGGGCAATGTTTCACGAAACTAAATTGGATTTCTTTAAACATATACCGAAGTTTTTCCTCAACTTCACGCGACAGCACGGGCGCTGAAATACCGTTAAGCCGATTCAAGATATGTGCTACGTGGTCGTAGCAACGATTTAACTTTAACTTTTTAATTACATCCTTCAACTTGGAAGGCTTGAGTTTACTCATGTCGGTAATACGTTCCTTGCGGAGCTCTTGGCGAATTTGATCCAGAATGGCAGGCGATATTTCAGTAGTTTCTTTTGCTTGGAATTGCGCCA